TTTGAGGCAGATTCGCAACCTGTCTTTTTGGCGTGTGGAGAATCATGTAACTCTTAACATTTCCAGGAATCTGGTAAGTATATTTTGAGATGAGTACACATCTTTTTCCTAACTTAATAAAACATATCCAAATTCTCTAATATATGATAAAGTGAAATCAGAAATTTTGCTTAACTTAATGACATTGATTATGCTGAGCTATCCCCTTTTGCTCGATTTTATCGTTTTTATTTTTAACAATTGCTCTTTTCCTTTGTCTGACAACTTAACAAATTTATCATCGTACATTTCAATCAGTCCATATGCCATTAATTGGATTCTAATTGTATGCACACAATTTCTATCAATTGAAGTAAAATTAAAAGCTTGCAGCAACGCTAAATCAAACCGTTTATCGTCACTGGAAGAGTATAAATAAGGACCTACTAGGGAAAAAATTTGCTGCCATGAACGATATGTATCACACTGTTTTTCTATAGTCTCATCATACTCTTCATTATACGCCATTTGTGTTCCCATAATTAGATACAACTCATCCATTTCAGCCAAATTCTCAATTTCAACAAGCGGATTAGAATGTTTTTCCTTCAACTCCTCATATTTTTTCTGGATTGCCTCTTTTTCCAATCGCAAATCATTAATCTGTTTCAATAACTCCGGACTATTATTCTCTTCACCACGTACCCAGCCCAGCCTAGGATTATTATTAAATTCATAAGTTAGTCCAATCAATACTGAAGACATAAGATTATCTATATTAGTCCAGTATTTGATTAATTTCCCATTTTTTACTTTTCCAATGAAAGCATCAAATAAAGCCCTGTTGCAGTCATCTCTCTTAGCCGATGGCAAATCGTATGGGGTCTCATGAATAAAAGCTAATATTGGCAATCCTAGCCCTACGGCATAATCGTATTCCTGTTCAGTATAACTGATACCCGTGACTTGATTGATGGTGCCATATCTACCACCAATAATTAAAACATAATAATCACAAGTATCTAGAATTTTCTTTATATACTCAAATTGCTCATCATTCGATGCAGTAAACAGTTCCATACCTGCTGGTATATGACTAAAGTTTAATATTGATTCAATTACTTTCTTTCTCTCTTCTTTTAAATCCTCAAATGTTGAGCTTACAAATATCTGGTAACGTTTATCCATGTTCTTCCTCCGTACATTTTTTAACATTATACCATTATTATCCAGAAAATAAAATCCCTATATTGCGACATCGCAACAAAAAGCACCAGCTATCAAGCCGATGCTTCTCCCCTCTATCCTCTCTTTCTGCCGGTTACCCAACTGGCAACGGTGATTGTCTTAACTTTTTACGCTTTTTTTATATGATTGAATAGCATAATTATTGAAGTACATTTCATTAAGCTTCATCATATCACTTAATATAGTTCTTTCCACCGCCAGTATTGAACTTTCTCCACAACCCGCAGTTTCCATCCGCTTTAAATCTTCTATCATTTCGTTATATCTGTCAAAAACATTCCGGTAAATGACACAATCATTCTGCGGACAATCTTCTAATAATTTCCTCCCTATTTTTTCTACTCCATATGCAAGTTTTACATTTATCATATTTTCCCCTCTCCTTATTGCGGCCAGCTGACATATTGTGATATAATCAACTGGCCTTTAAATGCTTAGTCGTGTTTTGTGGCATCGCCCCTGTCAGAGTTCGTCGCTCTGACAAGGGCTCTTTTTTTACCCCGTTACGGTAAAACGTCTGCTTGCTGTCTCTTTTGCGAACTGGCTGTAAATGTCCGGGAAGGTTGCTTTCAGGGCCTTGCCATCCAGGCGACTGCTGATAATCTCTTTCCAGCGGATGATGAAGTTTCCGGTGTGCAGCTCGTCGGTGCCCTGGGCTTCCATTGCGGCCTTGATCTCTGCCTTAATGGCATCGGCCTGCTGATCCAATTCCTTCTGCTGCGCCTCGATGGCCTGCAATCTCTTGATACGATTCTCTAATGCTCTGTTTCCCATGGTTGAATCTCCCTTCGTTTGTGGCGGCGGGGAATCGTCTGGAATGTACTGCCCTTCGGGACTTACGTTTATTCACCAGTATGTCTGATTCCGCTTGTGACACTGTTCAGGTGTCCGCCTGTCTTTTTATTGGAAGCCGGTCTGTGAGTTCCGTTCGTGGCCTGCCTACTTGGAGAATGCAGTGCCGGTTTCCTGTGTTGTGTTACTTATCTTGTAAGTTCATTATAACAGAACATGTACGTGTTTGCAATGGTAATAACAGCCAAACATGTACGTGTTTATTTGGTGATTTTGTACATGTACATGTTCTTGGTTTTATGGTATACTATCTTTGCAAGGTGGAGTAGATGGGCCCTATTTTTTACGCCCCTGTCCATACTAATTATATATAAAAGGTGGTGATCAATGTGGCATTAACAGAAAAGCAAACACAAACCCGTTTAAAATACGCCAGAGAAAAACTAAAGCGCATACCCCTGGATGTCCAAAAGGACAAGTACGAGGAGATCAAGGCTGCTGCCGATAAGTCCGGAGAAAAGGTGAACGCTTATATCAAAAAAGCTATTGACGATATAATATATCGGTATAGTTTTCCTCTAGGTCAAAGTATTAATTTTGATCCAGATATTGAAAAAAAACTTTCGCAGATTCTTATGGATAATTCTGACTTAATGTATAAATTTTCTCGAGAAAGTTCTAGCACCGGCGAAAGCAACCTATTTCTTTACTTCAAAGCAAACACTTCTGAAAATTTGGATGTTGTCGAGAAAGTAAAAGACATGCTTAGCGAAATGGGAATCGAAATCTTATCAGAAAAAGGACTTCTCTTCCCAGACAATCAATAAACGAATCCCCTGCCCTCTTGCAATCCGTAGGCAGATGTGCTAAAATGAAGGTACAAAAAAGGAACAACCACCCACAAAGTGGTTAGCCTCAGATGAGTTTAAAAATCGCCCCGACTTCAGCCAAAGTACAAGGGGCGGTTTTTTATGTACTTACTTCTTTATCATTGAATAGATAAAGGCAAGCAATGCGATGATGAGCATACCAAATTCCATTAGGTCTTTAAAGTCGAACATCAGCATCACCTCCCTTCTGGGGAGGCCTTCCACCTTGTACACGGTTATTCCATGTCATAATGGTAGCACATCTGTTCTGTCTCTGCAACATAATTTTCTGCCAGCAAAATTCTTCACAATAAAAAAACCACTACCGAATATTAATAGTTGGTTTTTTGTACTCGTTCTTTATCAGATACAGCTACTCTTTTTTCTCCTTGTGTTCTGCCTCCGAAACTAGCGCATCAACACTTTGAGCAATAAAAGCCTCGTTCTCTTGCAACGAAGAAGAATCGGGGCACTCCTCAAGTATGACTTTATAATGTCCATTATTGCATCTTTCTAAGCCTATAGGAATAGGAAATACAGGAATAGGACCTATATCTTCGCTATTATAATAGTCATCAAAAAGATTAGATTCAAAGTCCGCCCTTGCTTCTCTTGAAACCACCGTTGGACTCATCTTCTTCTGATGTGAATTTGCAATAAGCTTTTGAATTGCTTTCTTTTCATCTTGCTCCTTAATCTCTTTCTCAATCCTGATTCTATCAGAAATCATTTGGATTTCTAATTGATACTTTTTCTTTTCCATGCTGAGACTCAGAAAATGGGAAATTATTATGCCAAAAATGCTACTAAACAGGCCGATTGCGCCACCAACAATTAATAAAATTATCTCATTCTGCATTTTTTATCCCCTGTATACTAATAATAAAACTATTATACACAAATTGTTACCAACTATCAATATATATCTTTTAACTTGTGAGGTAATAAGCAACCTTTGTAACCTACTGGATTGCCAGCCCGGCGATATTATGGGATATGTACCAAACACAGAAAGCAGGGACTCATAGCCCTGCTTTTTTGTGTGCTTTTTGCAAAGCTTAAAACAAACTAATTTGCCCTTCTGTCTCCACTCTCTGCTTTTTCTGACGGTCCGGAGTAACCAGCTCCTTGACCGGCCTACCAGTGTACGGAACATTCGGAGCTAATCCGCAACCGATATAAGAAGCATTCCAGTCCGTAGCCTCTGAACAACTATCGCCATAGACTTCGCACTTCCTTACAAGGGTATCGCTGGCCTTTCGCCGGTAAAAGTGGCTGCACTCCTTACACAACAGTCCTTGCTTACTTCTTCCAAATAATTTGTGCATTAGTTCAATTTTCCGCATCCACCTGCCTCCTTTACGCCCCGTTACATTGTTCTTCTTTCCGCTCAATTCTCCCGCCGCATATTTGACAATAATTCTGCCCGGGTTTAATTTCATCATTATCACAGACAGGGCATTTGTAATCCAAATTTTCTATGTCAATTTCTATCATTCTTCACACCTCCCTGTATGGTTCAGTCAGGTCTATCCACGCAATTACATATTTATCCATAACTGCCCCTCCATTCCACCAGTGACCGGAACCAAATTTATAATATCTGACATCGCGAAAACTTCCACTTCTGAATGTGCATGGGTAGCTATAATAATCCTGTGTCATAGGATGTATCTTTTCTTCCGGCAGCCGATCCGTTACCCTGATCCAATCTCTCCGATCTGACCATTCATCTAATAGCCAGACCGCCCGCAGAAGCTCATCATGAGTCATGGCTGCTCTTTCTTCTCTGCTTACGCTCATTTTACCTTTCCCCTTATCCGTGGCTTATATGTTCGACTACTCTGCCAAGCTAAGCCATTAGTCGCCCACCACATTCGGGGCAATACTTCCACCCATCATCGATAGCCATACCACACTCACAATGAGAATCTGACAGAAGAAGGGCAATGTCTTTTCCTGGCGGCATCCGCTGGGCCTTTATGAACCGCCTGATTAATCCATAATCCTTGTCCATCACCGACAGGTGTTCTTTGCTGTCGGCCTTGCAATAGATAATCACCATATCCTTATCCTTTTTAGCTCTCAACACCTCATACGGGTTTTTGCTGGTCGCCAGAATCATATATCCCTGCACTTCAAGCCATTTCTCTAATTCATTCAGCTTGCTTTTATGTAACAATTCTCTTATTGCCATTTTCTCCACCTCCAAAATTAATTTATTATGGCAAGCCCGTCAGCTGCATAGCACCCGCTATAACCCTCTAACCAAACACATATTATGCCACATACTTCCTGCGGCCCTGCCGTAACAGTAAATTCCCTTCCCTTATTCTTTTCACTAACATAATACTTATTGTTCATAACAACCTTATCTCCTGGCTGTAGCATCCTTCACACCTCCAATTTTAAATTACCATTCTTCTCTTAATCCATCTGACCTATATTGCCATACATCACTCATTTCAACGCCACAACCATAAAAAATTCTAATAACCGGAATTTCTAAACAGTCTGCACGAAGGACTATGTTCCAATGCTCTCCGTATTCCATGAACTTATCTGTAAAATCAGTTGATGACATAAATCCAAATTCCATCCATAATTTCAGTTCCTTATCTGAATCCCAGTTCACCATAACATTATCATTATTTTCTTTGACAAAATTCCAGAATTTTTGTATTATTTCCTGTTGATATTCTTCGAATTTTTGCATTGTTCCTCCATCTATCCTATGGCCATCAAATAGCTCATCGCCTTGTCGCTATCCCTGTTCTCCATTTCGTCCACGATGTGCGAGTATACGTTTAGCGTCGTCGTGAGATTCGAATGCCCCAGCCTTTTCGATATGCTCAACATAGACACTCCCGCAAAGATAAGCAACGATGCGTGCGTATGCCGCAGGGAATGAATAGATATCACCGTGATTCCGACTTTCTCACACAAACTCTTCAGGTGGTCATTTGACGTGGCGTTGAACATTCTCCCGGTCACCAGAACAGGCTCGTTCGGCTCCATCCCAATTACGAGGCGGCTAAAAGCTTCCGCCGTCCGCGGGTCTATCTCTATGATCCTTTTTGATGATGCGTTTTTCGTCGGGATAAACCCGCCCTCTTCCGCCTTGTAATTCCACGTTTTGTTGATGGTGAGTTTTCTTTTTTCAAAGTCAAAATCAGCCGGTGTAACTCCCAACGCCTCCGCATATCGCAGTCCGGTTTTTGCAATCAGGAATATGATCCAGTCCTGGTTGACTCCGTGCGTCAGGTCAAGGCTGTACATAAGACGTTGCAGTTCCTGCTGGCTTAGCCACTTTTCCTTTTTCTTCGATGGCTCTCTTCCGGTAATAACGACTCTCCTTGACGGATCCCTGCTGATGATACCCTCGTCAAACGCGTCCCTGATGCTGGCGCGGAGATGGGTATGAAAGTCACCGACCGTCTGTTTCTCGTGCGTCTTCCCGTACTCGCTTATGATCCACTGATATGTTCTGCGATCCAGATCATCAAGGGTGACGTCGGGAGCAATCTCCGCAAGCCGTTTGTGAGTCATGATATATTTTTGCAGCGTGTACTTGCTTACCACCCCTCGCTTATACATGTCGATCCAATCCAAAAAATAAACGTGGAAAAGCGTTTTTTTATTTATGTTTTTCTTCCGCATGGTTTCCTCCCTCAAAAGATATGCCCAGTTCATGTTCCAGTTCCTTGCAGTGTTTCATCCTGATAACTTCGCTGAATCCCAGAAAATCTGCGCTGTCATTTCGGATGAAGTACACCTCCTTAGCCTTCCTGGTTAACGAATCACCGTGTATGATGGATCCGCACATTCCCCTGATGGCCATGTTGAAAATCAGGAACGGTACCGCCCGATCTGACAGCTCTTCAACCTGGCACCAATACGCTCGGGGATCATAGCGGGCCGGGCCTGCCTGCATCCTCTGTTCATTCCATTTCTGAATCAGTATCCCGCCCGTGCCCGCTGCGCACTCAAAGTATGTATTTCCACCGGTAAGCTGCGCCAGCAGTTCCGAAACGCTCACCGGCGTGAAGTCCTGCTTTTTCACTCTCCTATCCGAATGCTCGCTTTCAAAATATTCCGAAAACCATTCATACCCCATTCTTGTTTCATGTTCCAGGAACGCACAGAATAGCTTTTCACGCTTCTCCGGATCCAGCATGTGAGCAAGCATCACCTGCGGTGCCTGATAACTCTCTGTGATTCCCAGCAACTTATTTATTGTCTCGTTTGTCAGCATTCTCCCTCTCCTCTTGTCATAATCGCCTGTTTAACACAGCTAATTTTCTCATATATCCTTTTTTTCGTGCATCACGGCAGGAACTGCAAAATACATTCTCTTTCCTCTCAAAAAAGGTTTTCCCACAGCGTTTGCAATACTGTGGCCTGATTCTTTGGAAGGAAGTGCAGCTGTCACAATCAGTCTCATTTACAGTACAAACTCCATCCCAGAGCTGGCACATGTCTTTTTGCCAATAATCGCAATCATCAAAATGCTGCTTATATTGATCACGGATAATCGCTGCCAACCGGGTCAGTAGTTCCTTAGTCTGCTGCTTTTCCTCCTGATTCATCTGCAGGTAATGTTTAATCTTCCTTTCTGGCCGGCCGTCTCCCCATGAGCCATTATCAATCATGCTCCGGACCTTATCCAGGCTTTCTGTCAGGTACATCTGATATACCCGTCCCCGAATGGCCTTTACTGACTTACCAATGGCCTCCGATATCTGCTCATATCGTTTCCCTGCTGCAATCAGCTGACCAAGCAGCTCAAATTCTTGATCGGTCCACTTTATGGTATTGTCAGCCTTCACCGGCCGATCCTTTACTCGCAGCTCCGTAAGCCGCCGCTGTATGGCGCCCTCTGTCCTCTGCAGCATTAGAGACAGTTCCCGGAATCCATATTGCTGTTTTTTTACCATGCGGACTAATTTATCATCTTCTGTCTTCGTCCAAGGGGTCATTTTGAATTGCCGCTGTCCCAGCTTGTCCTGTCGGCGCTTCTCGGCAACCCAGTCCGGTTCTTCGCCCAAGGCATGCGTCTCAAAATTGGAAAAATCCAAAAACACTTGATTCCGCTCGGCCCACTCCCAGAACTCATCTAAGTAAACAATTTTAAAGGAGTTGCTCTTTACCCGCCTTGTATGTAACGGAAAATCACGGTTCTCAACCCAGGAAATCATTTTATATCCGCCGCCACATAAACCAAGTCCCAATGCTATCAGGAGCTGATTCCAGGTGATATAATCACCGGATTCCAAGAAAGCACCAAGCTTCATTCTCTGCTTTTTTAATATAACAGCATTTTCAGATCGGTTTAATTTTTTTGCAATGTGGCCAATTGATACAGTTCCCCACTTCTCACTTAAGTACTCCACTTCTTCCTTCGTCCACTTTGGTCCTGATCCCATATTCTTTAAAGGCTGCTGCTTGGTCAGAAGCCTGACCTCCTTCCAAATTAATCATTAAAAATAATTCCATAAACCTTATATTTATCTCTGAATTTCAGAATTCCGATTCTATGTGCTTCCGTATGATGTTCCCGGCAAACACATATCTTCATATACTTAGAATCATCAAAATGCCGCCGGTCATTTCCCATACCGATAGCATTCTCATGATGCACCTCACCAGCCCGGCCGCACACGCAACACCGTCTATGCTTCAGGCAGGAATACAGATACCGGTCAATGTCATCCGTCCGGTCAATTCCACGATCTGACAACCACATGCCCTGCTCCAATGCCAGATCCAGCATAAAACTGATAAACCCGCGTGCTGTATCTATGCTGCAATCGCTTAGCGAAAACTCCTCGCTACCGGTCCTTTTTATAAACTCGCATTTCATCAGTTCCTTTGTTTCCTCCGGAGAGTAACCAGACCAATCAGAAATATCCTTGAACATAGCATAGGCTTTTTTCCGCTGCTCAGCTAATATCTGCCGACCGTCTTCCAGCCATAAACCACATTGGGTAATATTCTTTTCAGCAATTTTTCCCATCAAGTTAACTCCCGGCACAAACAATCTGAGTTCTGTGCCATCCTGCCCTGGTTCATATTTCAAAATCTGCGCAACTTCATACATAGGCACCTCATTTCAATACATCGATCCCGAATAGCAACATTGAAAGTGTTCTTATTGCCGTATTTTTATCCGAATACACACTTTCTTTTGAAATGTGATAGCAGGATGCCAGCTCTTCAACTGTCATGGGTTCTTCCGCAATGTATAGCCAGTACAGCACATCATACCGGCGGCTATCCAGATTGTTACTGGACTTCTCGCAATAGACCCTGTATAGTTCCAGCATAGCATCAACATGAGCCATCATAATGGCTGTACGTTCGGCTGATCGCTGGATGCTATCAATAATCATGCTATCGTCCTTTAAAGACATCATATTGATAAGAATATCGGTGGCAGACTCATCCATTTTTGATGCATCAAATACAGAGTTCTCCGCATGAGTTTTCAGAACTCTATAGTTTTTCATCAGCAGGTTAGTATTATGTAATCTGCGCTTGCCATTATCCCTATTGTGCCTTTCCTTTTCCTCGCCCAGCTTTTCCAGGGCGGTTGCCGCGCCAACTTTGGCCGCCTGTTTCATCATCCGTTCAAATTCTGTTTCACTTACTACGAAATATCTCTGATCCATGCCTGCGCTCCTCCTTGCTATATGGAAAATAATCTGATACAATAGCCTTGTCGGATTGAGGGGAGCGCAAGCACCCTCTTTTTATTTCAAATTTTTCCCGGTTTGATATCCCTCTACAATCGCCACAAATTCATCAAATATGTATTGTCCGACATATTTATTTGCCTGATCATATGTTCTGTACCAATAAATTCTATCACTCCGGTGAAACATGGGGCAATTTGATGCAATGTTCCCATCTCTAAAAATTGCCGACACAACATCTTCATTGAAAGCACACATGCATTGGTCTTTGATTACTCGGCTATAATCATTTCCATCATCATAATCATCCAAGTAGGAGCATTCACACATATAGCAGTTTGTTCCCTCCGGATTATGAATACATATCTTTTCATGCCGCTCAATGGTTTCTTTTTTAACAGCCAGCTTCTGGCAAAAATTACACTTATATCTCCTTACTTCCTCCATTCTTCCTCCTCGTATAATAATCCGGCATATATCATTCGCTTTCCTGAAAAATTCCCTTCTCAAAAATCAATTTTCAGTCCAAACATTGGGACTGAAAAAATATACAGTGTTCGTTTCTGCTTATCCCAAAATAACCCAATCCAGAAATCATACCATGCAAATATAAACTTGACTTTCATACTACACCTTCTTTCGCTAAACATTAATTTGCTTCATATCGACTTATAATGTCTACAATATTGTTGTTATTCAACAAATCAATAGCATCACGATCAGACAACCCAAATTGATCTCTTAGCTCTCTTCCCAACGCTTTATATTCTCCAATAGTTGCAATTCCTTCTTTTCTTTTCTGATATTTCTTGATAATAGATGCTGTTAATCTTTGCATATTTCTCCTCCATTAAACTTTAATGTTCATAAACAAAATCTGTACAACCATGCACCGGATTATCCTCACAGTAGCTACATATATTGCAAGCATGTGCCTCGCTATATATATTGCAAGCATGTGCCTCGCTATATATATTGCTATCTCTTAGTAGGCAGGACAGACATTGACATTCACCGCAGTTTTCGCATGCGTTATACATTATAGTTTTCCTCCGCCACATCGTCGATATCATGACATTGCTCCCAAAGTTCTGCCAGTCCTTTACCCTTCTTCCAAGTATGACCCAATTTAATTTCTGCCTGGATAAACGGCTTTATCTGGTCCGGGTATCGCTTTATGTTCTCAATCGCATGTTTGTCCGGCATAAACATACAAGCCATACAGGAGCACCGGCCCAAATATTCATAGCAGAAATGTGAATCTAATCCTAGCTTTTCTCCTTGTTCAAACATTTGCCATTTTTCATAGTCTAGGCAAGGCCGGTACCAATGGCAGGTAAAATCAGCTACTCTGGTAGTTTTAAGTGTCGTACTGTGATATTCAATCTCCGGCAATTTTGCCCGGCTCTTACTTTCGTCCCGACGTTCTCCTGACACGAACAAGCACTTTGTGCCAAGGATGTGCCGGTTTGCCCTGATCCACTTATCGGTGATTCCGGTCTTGAAATATGCTGTACACCACCGGTTCTTCATGTCCGGCCACATTAACCGTTCTTCAAGCAGCAGTCCCAAAAATCCTTTGGGGTGCTGTAATAACACTGGTTTTACACCCATGAATGCTGCTGTCCGGTAAAACATTTGGATATTCTCCGGGTACTCAAATCCGGTGTCACAATACAGCAGGAAAATCTTATTTCGGTCAAAGTTCTGAACAGCCCAGTACAGTGCTCCTGTACTGTCAATGCCGTTACTATAACTTACGATTACGCTCGTGTAATCACTCTGCACCCCTTCAGGTACAATAATGTTTGTCTTTGCCATTCTCTGAAAGGAACCGATGCATCGTCACCCTGGCCAGAGTTCCGGTCTCCCTTCTCAAATCTTAATTTAGTCAATTATCCTTAAATATTTTCTCTATACCTTCATGATCTAAAAACTCTTGATAGCTTCCTGCTGTCACAGCGTTTCCAGTTCTTTCACACCATGTCATATACCTTCCGAAAACATGCGGCTCCGGTTCTCTGCAATTGATACTAATAGATGTACAATTAAGTACTCTACGAACACGATCAATCACCTCTTTCTCTATTACACGGCGCGAAATATTATCTAATTTACCACTTACAATTCCGGCAATATTATTTTCATTGAGAACAACCCGTACTGCCTTTTCAACCTTATAATCAAGTGCTTCATTTACCATTGCTTTTAGGGTTTCTCTGTTAATCCCTTCATCTGCCAACATCTGGCTTAAAATCTTTCTTAATTCAATCTGTTCTACTGTCATTTTGTCCCTCCATCAAATTTTAATTTAATTGACTTCCCATCTTTTCTAAAAACTTCGGCAATCCTTTTCTTACGATTTCTGCTGATGCTCTTTCAACCACTCTGTCTATAACTGCGTCTTTTTTTGAGTAGATATATTGCTTAATTGCTTTGTCTACTCCATCTCTGATACCAATTCTTGCTTCCCTGTTTTCATACCCATGTTCCGCCACAATGCGCCTTGCTATTTCCTGTGACACCAACTCCGATATGTATTCATTATCAATTTCTATTTCTATCTTCATTTCGATTCCTCCTGAATATTAAGTTAACTCTTATAATCGTTAATGATTTCAAGCAACCGGCAATAGGCTCCGCCATGCAGCAA